CGGAGAAGCCCGGTTTAGCACGGGCGATGATCTCGTGTGGTTTGCGTTTGGACTGAACAGACTTTGAGGTGTGTAGGATCATCTGTGTTCATGTAGGGTACACTAAAATAGTGGCCTGTATTATGTCTATATTTTGACGAATAAAACAAAAAGGAGAATGTTTGAGACATGAACAAAATTCAAACAAAAGTGTTAGAGAAGGCTCTCAAAGCACCCCGCATAGTCGCTAGCGGAATGGATGTGCGATTATGGGTAAGCGGATTATCATCATCCGTTTGTAAAATCCTCTTAAAAGATGACAGAATCTGGAACGTGTTGACGGTATTATCAATAGAAGATATCAATAGACAGTTTTCAAGATCTGGTTATAAGCGAGCGAAAGGTAAATTCAAGAAGCTTATAAAAGGAGAGGCGCCGACAGAACGAACCGCATGGATAAATATTGATGACAATGATCTACTAGATGCAATAAGACGTATTATTTTATGTCAACCTTTGCCTAGAGGTCAAAAGGACATGGAATTATCCAAGTTTAACAAATGGGGTCCACAGGGTGGTAAAACTAAGCTTGTGGATATTATAGCAGATATTCTGGGTTATTTTGATCCAATAGAGTATACTGTACCAAAAAGGGTTGAAGAAGCTGCAATACAACGTGTAATTATCAAAATAGAAGACGCTTTACTAAAAGGCGGAGTCTTGCCTGAAAACATGCGTGTCAAATGGTATACGTGGCAACAATCTTTAATGGAATCCATTGCAAAGGGGAACTTAAACTCCTCTTCGGGAACCCGACAAAATTTACCAAGGAAGTCAAAAATCTCAATACGAGAAGCATTTCATTTAGTGAAGAAAGGAATCATAGGTCTTGCTAATCAAGTAGGGACAACTCTACGAAAATGCAAGAAAAGATTGTACTGGAGTCCATCGTTCGCACAGAACTTGGATGAAGGCTGCATGACTATACCACTATTAGATCTGATGCGCTATTCACATCTAGCTTGTTTTCAAGCTTTAGATAATTTAGACTTTATAGGCGCTTCATTGACCAATTTCTGGGGAGACCGCGAGTTAGCGGCCATGTTTGATTTCAAGAAGATGGACACAAAAACAGGTTTGGATGCAGTACGTGTCGTATCTCTTATTTTAGGCAGATTCTCACCAGAGGATGGATATGACAGGCTTTATGCCAGTCTTAAAAATTCTGTGGAAGTCCCATTAATGATAACTGAAACACTGATGTTAGATGGGCCACATGGCGAGGGATCTGGATCGCGTTGGACTAATTTCTTAGAAGTAATGTTTAATCTTTACATCGTTGAAGTTATGAAGATGCACACTTTCCTACCAGACTATACGTCTGATCGATCATTAATAAAACATGACAAGATGCCATTAGCATACAATCCATCTGAAAACTTTAAGTTCGTATCTTATATTAATGGAGATGATTTGATGTTGATACTGACATCTGCATCGAAATTCAATGGTAGAATCGACCCCAATACTAAATTTTTTACGCTGACATGAATAAACGTGGCTTATACACTATAGCCG